CTAGGAATTGTTGCTCGCGGTTCAGCTTCTGTTTATGGAGCAACAGCAGGACTTGCAAATCCATTTGCTCGCAACATGGTCGTATCAACAGGACAATGGTCTAACATCATGTCTCTCAACGATGCAGGCCGTCCAATCTACACAGCAACAAACCCAATGAACGCTGGCGGAGCAGTTGCACCAACATCATTGACAGGCAACGTTGCAGGACTCAACCTATATGTTGATCCAACAAACGGCGGCGATGGCGATGGAACAATCCTTATCGTTAACCCAGATGCTTACACATGGTACGAGTCACCAACATACCGCCTACGCGCAGAGTCAACAGCTAACGGATCAGTAACAGTTGGTTACTACGGATTCGGTGCTATTGCAACTAAGGTTGCAGCTGGCGCGTTCAAGAATAACAAGGCGTAAGCCCATTTAAGTCGCTCTGGGGAGTAGTAGCCCTCTACTCCCCAGAGTCTTTAGAAAGGATTGCACATGGCACTTACAACTGTCGCAGAACTCCGTAGCACTCTCGGAGTCGGTACTTTGTATCCAGATGCAACCTTGCAGGAAGTATGCGATGCAGCAGATGCAGTCCTACTTCCAATGTTATGGAGTCCTACTTACTTCACAGTAGCTCATGAGAATATTGTTGGGCAGGGAACTCTCTACTTTAACGATCCTGTAAAAGAAATCTTTTATGTAGGTCAAACAGTAACAATTTCAAATTCTGGATCCTCTTACAATGGCAGTAAAGTTATTACAGCCGTTGGAGATTATTCAATCAGCATGGTTACAAACCACGCGACAGCGCAGCCTAAGCATGCCATTGCGCCTTATGGCTCAGTCGCTTCAAGAACTTACACAGACTGGACTACCGATATGGCAGTGCAGCAAAGTGCTCTTATGATATCTGTTGAGATCTGGCAAGCGCGTACAGCCACCCTTTCTGGCAGTAACGCTGTCGATTTCCAGCCAAGCCCTTACCGAATGAGCGCACAGCTTCTCGCTAAGGTGCGAGGATTGATCGCTCACGCACTTGATCCACGTTCGATGGTGGGATAATGCCTGTTGCTATTACTACTCTTAGAACTACTTTAGCGACTGCTCTAGTCAATAACGCTAAGTGGCAGACTTTTGCCTTTCCACCTGCAACAGTTCTTGCTAATTCTGTGATCGTGTCTCCAGATGATCCTTATCTGACACCAAATAACAATAAGCAAATTTCAGTTGCGCCAATGGCTAACTTCAAGATTATAATGACTGTGCCTTTGTTTGATAACGAAGGAAATCTTAACGGCATTGAAGATACTGTTTGTAGCGTGTTCGCACTACTTGCAGCATCATCTCTAGTCTGTAATGTAAGCGCAATCAGCGCACCAAGTATTCTCAACGCTGCATCGGGAGACCTACTCAGCTGCGAGATGTCCGTATCAATCCTAACGAGTTGGAGTTAATTATGTCCGATTGGGAAAAAGAGAACGAAGCCTTTCTGATCAAGATCGGGCAGGTTAAAGAAACACCAGCAGCAAAGCCAGCAACTACAAAGAAGGACGAGGAATAATCCATGTCAGTTTATCTAGCAAATACCGGGACTTTAACTGTCAATGCGGTTGATCTCTCGACATTAGTAACAAACGTAACTATTAACCGCGCATTTGACGAATTGGAAGTCACAACGCTTGGCGATTCAGGTCACCGATTTGTGAAGGGCCTAGAGGCTTCCAGCATAACCATCGACTTCTTGAACGATGAAGCAACATCTAAGACATTACAGACACTTGCAGCAGTATGGGGAACAAACACAACTGTTACATTTAAGCAATTCGCTGGAGCAACAGCAGCTACGAATCCTCTTTACACAATGACATGCTTGGTCAACAACATTACACCTGTAAACGGTGCAGTTGCAGATCTTTCAACTCAGAGCGTAACTTGGAACGTATCAGGTACAATCGCAGTAACAACATCGTAAGAAACTAACAAAGGGGCAAAACCATGGCAAAACTAAAGATCGTTCGTAATGATGGAAGCGTACTAGAAGGCGAAATCACGCCTGCTGTTGAATACAGCTTCGAACAGTACGCTAAAAAGGGCTTCCATAAGGCGTTTCGTGATGACGAGATGCAGACCTCGGTCTATTGGCTAGCTTGGGAAGTAACACGCAGGTCAGGTGAATCTGTTAAGCCTTTCGGGATTGACTTCATCGAAACTCTGAAATCAGTTTCGGTCGAGGATTCAGACCCTTTGTCTTAAAGCGCGACTTACCCTTCACCTATCTAATCGCTAGGCTAAGCATTAGATTGGGAGTCGCGCCACAGCAGTTATTAGAATTAGATCGAGACATGCTCAATGCATTGTTTCAAGGTCTCACGGATGAAGCAAAGGAGTCAGCAGATGCCAGTCGAGCTCGCAGGCGTAAATGATCTCCGTAAAGCCTTAAAGGCTTATGCTCCAGACTTGGACAAAGCTCTAAAGAAAGAATTGACAGCAATCGCAGAGCCTCTGGTTAACAAAGCCAGAGGTTATGCGCCTGCCAGTCCACCCCTTAGCAACTGGGGCAGAGAAGGTGGTCGCTTTCCTACTTATAACGGAGCAGCAGTTAAAGCTGGAATCCGTTTTAGCACAGCAAAATCTAAGAAGAATAGTCGCGGCTTTTCTTCCAGCACACGCATCGTTAACACGACAGCGGCAGGTGCTATCTATGAAACAGCAGGACGTAAGAATCCATTTGGACAGCCTTGGGTAGGCCCTAAAGGTCCAGCAGGCAGTAAGTATTCTCATTCGATTAACAAATATGCAGGTCGTGATTTCATTGCTGCAATGGGTGGCGAAATGAAAGGTAAGGGAATGGACAAAGGTCGCCTTATCTATCGCGCTTGGGCAGAAGATCAAGGCAAGACTCAAGATGCAATCATCAAAGCAGTCATTAGAACTAATGATCTATTTCAATCTAAAACAGGCGGAGCAATAACTCGCGGAGTTAGGAAGGCTGCATAATGGCACAGTCAAACATTGACATTAAAATCCTTGCAGAATTCCTAGGCAAGAATGCTTTCAAGCAAGCAGACACGGCAGTCGGTAAACTTAACAAAAGCGTTAAGTCTCTAGGTGCTTCTTTTGGTATTGCTTTTGGTGGCGCAGCCCTTGGTGTTGCGATCAAGAAAACAATTAGAGATTTCGCAGATGCCGAGCGTGAGACACAGCAATTAACTAACACAGTCAAGAATCTAGGCTTAGCCTTTGCTGCTCCAGAAGTAGATGCTTATGTACAGAAGATCGGCAAGCTTTACGGAGTTACAGGCGATCAGGCAGTCCCAGCATTACAGGCATTACTAACTGCAACTGGATCAGTATCTCGATCTACAAAGATCATGAATGTTGCGCTTGACCTTGCAGCTAGTCGTAATGCCGATGTCGCATCCGTTGCTCAAGATCTCGCTAATGCCTATGTTGGAAATACTAAAGGGCTTAACCAATACAGATTAGGTCTGACAAAGGCCGAGCTTGCTGCTATGTCTTTTGATGAGATCTTAGAGAAGATCGGAAGCCAGACATTAGGCTCAGCCGATGAAGCTGCTAAGACTCTTAGCGGTCAACTTGCTATTCTTGCAGAGGTAAGCAACCAAGCTAAAGAGCGTATTGGTGGCGGATTGGTTCAAGCCCTTGGTGGTCTTGGTGGTGAAAATGGCGCAGGTGGCGCAGCGAAGAACATCGAGAATCTTTCGATTAAACTCACTAACGCAATTACAGGTTTCGGATATTTAGTCCAAGAAGTAAAGATCGCTCAACCTATCCTTGTAGGCGCAGGTATTGCTATCGGTCTTGCATGGGCTCCATGGCTTACAGCAATCGGAGTAGCAGCAGTAGCCATTGGTGCTATTGGTAATGCGATGAGAAAGTCCACTCCACAAAGATCTATAAACACAGGCAAGTTATTCTTTCCTAGTGGTGGCGATGGTGGATACAAAGAGCGTTTAGCAGCTGAGAAGAAAGCAGAAGCGGCTGCTGCTGCTCGCGCCAAGAAGTTAGAAGCATTGTCAAAAGCTTCTGAGAAAGCACAAAAGGATTCTCTTAAGCTTGCTAAGGCTAAGGCAGTCTTTGACCTACAAAAGATCCAGATTGAAGCAGCCCTTAAGGGTAAAATCTCAGAAGAAGATAAGATCCGCTTGAAGTTAATGCAAGCGATCGAGGCAGAAAACCTTACTGCTGTTGAGAAGTACCAAAAGGCTTTAGAGAAAGCTCAAGAAAAGTCAAAAGAATTAGCAGAACTGCTTGCCAAGGTTAAGACCTTAGAGCTTAAAGATCCTTTCGGAGAATGGAAGGTTGATCCGCTTACTGCATCAATCAATGCTTTGACTGCTTCTATGTTCGCTGTCCAGACACAGATTCAAGCCAATGGTAGAGAATGGTCATCCTTTGCTAACTCTGTTGCAACCACAGTCATTCGACCTAACCTAACAGAATGGTCATCTTCTTACAGCACAGCCTCAGCTAATGCAGCAGCTGCAACGGCAGCCGCTAATGCTGCATTAACAGCGACAACTACGGCAGCTTCTAAGGCAGCAGCAGAAGCCGCAGCAGCCAGCGCAGCGGCTATTGCCGCGGCTAACAAAGCTTCGGCAGATGCAATAGCAACAGCTCAAGCGGAAGCGCTTACTACATTAGGTAAACTTAATGCGGAAACTGCTGCAAGCACAGCAGCAGCAGCCAAGGCAGCCCAAGATGCTATTGATGCTGCTAACAAAACAGCAGCCGAAACAGTCGCAGGTATTCTTGCTAAAGCTTCCGCAGAAGCAGCAGCTAAGGCGGCAGCGGCAGCAGCAGGTAATGTATCTACTTTAGAAGGATTTAGAACAGCAGAAGCGGCGGCAGCTGCTTCCACGGGTGGCAACACAACTAAGATTGAAGTGACTGTAAGCGGCGATCCTTTTACTGATCCTAATGCCGTGGCAGAAAAGGTAGTAGAGATTATTAGAGGTGCTAGCAACCGCGGTACTGTAGATGTTGCAGGGTTTGAGTAATGACTTGGCTTCCTGAATGGCGTGTAACTGTTGGCGATGATGTCTATACGACTGTCACGGCTGTATCATTCTCAGCTGGTCGCTTAGACATTGATAAGCAATGCACAGCAGGCTACTGC